CCATTCGGAAACGTGACGCTCGCGAAGATGGTTAGGGATGACCCGAAGCCGCTGATGTCCATAGCTTATTACTCCTTAGATGAGAGTGTGCGAGCCGACGACCTTACGTACGATGTCGTCCTTGCTGTAAATGAGCGTCCAAACCGCCTGCTGCTCGGTCTGCCCGGTTTCGCTCGTAACGGTTTGGAACGTTAGGTCGTACCAATAACCCTTGTTCTGTACGTCTTGCCACGCGTTGGCATCGCCTGTCAGTTCCGTAACGTCGAGAATCTGATCGGTAGTGAGCAGCTTGCCTATCGAAATCACGCCGTTGTTTTGCGCGGCGGGGATGACATCCTTTTTGATCTTCCCGCGCAGCAACGCCATGCCCTGAGCGTTCGCACTGATACCGCCTAGCGCAAGCTGCAAGCCGATGAATCCGGCTGTGACGTAGCTCTTGAGCCACTGCTCATTTGCGTATACGTTCGAATCGAGCGGATCGGTTGCGATACCTTGCATCTTGCCGTCCTGGTAGAACGTCAAGTCCGTACCATTGACCTGCGTTTGCCCGTAGTAGTTGATGCTCAACGCGTCGAGCGCTTGCGAGAGCGTGTCAGTCGTAACCGCCGGGGTCTGTCCGCCAAACTGAGCCCACATGTATTTGTCGGCGCCGTTCGTCTGCGTGAAGTCGGTTGCACCCTCGATAATCATTTCCTGCATATCGTGGTATTCAGCCGCTTGTGACGCTTGCGAGTAGATGATGGTCGTCCCGCCGATCGTAGCGAGCCCGGCTTGCCACGTTTCATAGGTGCTATCGTTCACACCGACGCAGAACTTGTACTCGACGTTGTACGTCTTATTCTGTGCTGCGATCGCTTCGGCATCCGTTAGGGCAATGCCCGCGCCGCCGTTTGCGATGAAAAGGAACGTGCCGAAATTGTTGTCCCCACCTTGCGACGCGATGAACGCATTTACGGGCGTTACGATCGGCGATGCGCTAACGTACGTCGGTTGCTGCGAGGGGTCCCATCCGAGCGCAAGGGCAACGTCGGTGTTACCACCGCCTTGCGACACGATGCCGATCGTTTCGTACGTCGTCTGCGACGAACTTGCGACGAACTCGAAACGCGATTGCACGGCGTTGTACGTTACGGTCGCCGTCGTCAAGTTCACGTTGGCGTTAGCATTCAGCGCGGTTTCGAGAATCGACGCTACGTCGGCAAACGTCGTCGCGGCTGCAAAGTCGATCCCGTTTACGGTTACGGTTGTCGAGCCAAACTGAAATTCGATCGTACCGGCCGTAATCGCTTGGATCGCCGTCAGCACCGCTGCCTTGTTATAGGCACCATAGATCGATGCGGACGTTGCCTCACGTTGCCAGCGTGCGAATTGCAGCAGTTGCGGCCGACGTGTCTTGACCGATACGTAGTCGAAGTACTTGACGGCGCGCAAGTACTCCTCGGAAGTCGTGCCGACGAGTTGCCCAAACGCTTGCAAATCGGCCTGCGTCAGGCTGTACACGCCGTCACTGGAAAATACGTGATTCGGGGAAAAGATGCGACCCCCGAGATTCCGGGCGGCAATCTGCGGTTGCGCAGCGACGCCCGACGTAATGTCAACATACTTTGTAAAGCTGATCGGCATTTTAGCCTCTCCTATTCGCGATGAAGACTGGTTGTAAATGATTCGACCGCAGGCGCGCTGCTAACGACGCTCCAACGATATTGGAATGTTACTTCAAAGAACGGTACATTTTCGTTTTGATCCTTATCGTCTTCGATATAGTTGCTGTCCATTTTGGTTACGCGCAAAAGTGACACGCGGCCGGGGGCGGCGAGCAGCGTCGAAATGGCCGTATCGTTTTGCACAATGAAGCGCGCCACGTTCAACACGTCCGCCTCGGTCATTGCCGTGTAGTCTTCGGGTGACTGCGGTACGATCGCCTCGAAATGATACGTACTCTCCATACGCTGGCTGTACGTATAGACGAAACTGCTCGATGATGCGTCCCATACGCTCGTGCGTCGAGCATTGCCTCGCGGAATACTGCCCGTATGGTTGACAACGATTGCGGGATTCACAGGCGCGCCTTGCTGGCGTGGCTGGAATGCACGTTGCGCTGCTAGACCTTCCGGCAATGGCGTGGGACCACCCGCGTATGCCGCGATGCCAGCATCTAACAGGCTGATAATCAGCAGCAGCAGCTTCGATTCATCCATTGTTCAATACTCCGGTTGCCGGGCCAATGAGCACGCACACCGCCGACTTCCAGTTATCCTGTTCAGTCCAAGGGTTGTCGCCGACAAGTTGATAACGCCCACTGCTCCATTCGATAACGTCGCCGCCCTTGCTACGTGCGACCGCTACGAAGTCTTGCTCCGGCACGTACCACATAACATATGTCTTTTGCCAGTCGAGCCCGAGCGCTTGATAGCGTCGCCTGTCGATCGATTGCACGCTTCCGCGCGTGAGTGTAACGGGCGCCGCGTAGCTCGTCAGGAACACGCCGTTAGGCTGACGCACTTGCCCCGTATCAGCGAAGTACAGTACTTGCTGCGAGCCTATGACGCGTAGCGCCATCGCCAGAAGATTTGAGCCCGGTACGATCATAGATTGATGCTCACCTTGGTTACTGTGTAGCTCAACGTCGCGCGCATGAGCCCCGAGAATTCGAGAGGATCGTCGCTCACTCCGCTTAGGTCCAACGTTCCTTCTTTTTCCTCTTTCTGCATTTGTTCTCGTAGTTCCGCCACCTTGGAGTAGCTGTCGACAACACCGCCATCCTTGATGAACTTGCGAATGTAGATAGTCAGCTTGGAGAGCGGTGGATCGCGCAGCGTCGCAAGCGCCTTATCGATATCGCCACGCGCTACGATCGCGATACCTTCGAGCGCTGTGTATGTGTCCATTTGCCCCTTGACGATGAGCGATGCGTAATACCGTAGCTGCTGCGACCACTCGCCTTGCTTCGCTGCGATCGTCGGGCGGATGAAGTCACGCGCCGGGATACCGCGCGACGGCGCGCCGAAAACCTGAATGCTTGCGATATACGCGACAGGCGTACCGTTCGGATATTTCGCCGTGGGGAACCACCCGACTTGCACCTTGTAGTCGGCCATATCCTTTATGAACGCCTGTAGCTTGACGGCGAGCGGCGATGTTTTCCGAACGGTACGCATAGGCTAGATGAACGTTCCGCCAATCTTGCGAAAACCCGTGCGTTCCGGCAGACCGCCAACCGACCATCCGCCCGCCGCCAACATTTCGAACAGCGCGAGCAATTGCTGCCCGTATGGTGTCGTTAGCAACCAGTAACGCCAGTTGTTCCGCGCTTCGGGCGGTTTCGTCGCAATCGTTACCTTGTCGATCGTCGCCGACGCGATGATAACGGGCGCACCTTCGCCGCTCGTCAAAATGTTAGCGCTGTACTGCAAGTGCGCCGTGAGCATCGCAAGTGCGTTATCGAGTTGCGCGCCATTCAAACCCCACGGGTTATCAGTCGTGCCGAGGTAGTCGGCCGCGATGTTCCACCAGGCTTGAGCGCTCGCCTCACCATAGCCGACGAGCGCGGGGAACAGTTGTTGATAGAGCGTCCAATCGAACTCATGCATGGGGTGTCTCCGGCTCGGTCGCGATATATGCAATTTCGACACGGACAGGGCAATCGACTTCTATATGGACGCTCAGCTTTTGGATACCGATAGCGATCCCAAGCTTAGCAATCAAAAAATCGACGATCTCTTTACCGACACCATCGTTTGGCATCATGGCTTCGTTCATGGTGCGCACCCTCGCTTATTGCTTCCAAGCCGGTTGTTCTTTCAGATTCGGCTTGCGCCCCTTTCCGCCCTTCGTACCTACCGGCACCGCTTCTGTTTTCTCCGGGTCGTTGGGATCAACGTTCGTGTAGTCTTCCGGCACGATCGGTGCGGACGGGTCGCGATGCGATGTATGGGCGGCGACGGCGCGCTCGATGTCTACCTGATCGCGCCGCACCGTGATGTAGCCACGGTTCACATGCGCCTGAAACACGGGCGAACGTTCCAAGTGTTCGAGCGCACGCTCGCTGATCGATGTCAGCATGCCGAGCGGTGTAACCAGCGCTCGATTGATACGATGCGCGCCGCCGCGAATCAATACGTGCGCCTCGACAACATGATCGCCTTGGGGTGACTTGCCGTACACCGGATAAATTTGGTCGTTCGTCAACGTCGAGTAAACGTGAACAGTCTTCGGGCCTTCGAAAATATCGCTCATAGTCTTTGTTCTCTGCAAAAGTAAAAAGGGCCGTCACTGTGACGGCCCTTTCATACTAGCACGTAGGTTTTACGCGCCCGTTTGGCGATACACCGCGTACGGGCGTTTCAACCCAGCACCGGCCGTGGCGTTCGAGAAGCCCTCGACGTAACCCTTGACTTTCTTTTCGACGCCGAGCGTGTACATCTTCGTCGGCACGCACTGGACCCACACGCGGCCGTCGTCCGTGCCCGAATCAACAACATCTTCGGCTTGGTAGTAGATCGCCGACGAGCCGCCGTTCGCGTCAGCCAGTTCCGGCGCCGACTCGAAACGAACGTTCTTATATGTGCGTTCCATGTACTCGAACACCGAATAGCCGAGTTCGGTCGGCGTACCGAGATAGTTCTCGTAGCCGGTCGGAATCGTGATGAGGATCGGCGTCTTCATCGAGTTGATGCGTCCCTTCGATTGGATTTGCAACGCCGTCAAGCCTTGACGCAAATCGGCGATGATTTCCAACGTCGTCTTGGTGGACCACAGCGGCGAAGCGCTCGCGCCGTTTGCAACCGTGACATACGCGGGCAAGTTCGGATCGTTCAAGTAGCCGTATGTCTGGCCCGAACCATCGTTGTACCCGTAGAAGGCAACCCGGTTGCGTTGCACTTCCAATGCTTCGGCGCACATGATGCGCTTTTCATCGGCCGACGAGATTTGCACGCGGCTCGAACGTTGTTCTTCCAATGGCGCGACTTGGAAACCGGCTTCGAAGCGCACGACATGGCGCGCGATGAATTCCGGGTTCCACGACATGAGCGCGATGTTCCCGGCATCGGTGTACGGTTGTGCCGTACCCAAACCTTCGATACCGCGCCACACAACTTGCTCATCATCCCATGAGCCCGCCGTCATGATGCCCATGAAGGTGTCGGCTTCGCGAACAGCCGTGATAACGCGCACGAGCCCCGGCAACCAGTTCTGCAAGAATTGCAGCAGACCAGGGATCGTCGCGGTCGAGAGCGAGGACAATGGCGCCGGGAGTGGCCCGACATCGTTGCTATCCATCGCGTATTCGAGCATCTTCGCCAATTGGCGATTCTTAAACCCGTTGATGTTGATGCCGTATCGTTCCAGGTATTGCCACGCCTGAACGTCGGCCGCGTCCATCGCCATCGCCTCAATACCACGCGGGGCGATAAACGAATGCACTTGCGAAACTGCTGTAACCATTGCTGTATCCCCTTAGTGGATTAGTCCGAACCCGACGGGCCGCCAGAGAGCGGTCCGGTCAAGCTGATCGTGCACAAGCCGTTCGCGGTAGGTTGCGGCAGATCGTTCACCACGGCGCCGAGAATGCGCGTCGTATTGGCTGGAATCGCCGAGCCCGGAGTGACCGATTGCAGCGCACCCGTCGCCTGAGCGAATACAACGTAATCGCCGATCGCGACGTTCGCATTCGTCATCGCAACGACGAGCGCGTAGTCTTCTTCTGTCAGTTCGGCGATCGTATTGTTCGGCAAAGTGATAGTCGGTGCGAGCGGACCACCCGCCGCCGTACCATACGATGCGTATTGCTTCGGGCCTGACAAGATGCCGCCGAAAACACCGGTGCCACCCGCGCCGAACGTCTTGCCGTCGCCGTTGAGCGTAACCGCCCGACCAATGACGTTTTGCGTTGCATCGGTCGAATTGAGCAGGCCCGGTTTCGCTCGGCGTGCGCCATGCTTGCGCGACTCGCCGACGACACCGAACCCGTAGTCGTAACGTACTGTCGATTGAGGCATTGCTATTGCTCCTTATCCGTAAAGGGGTTATTTCGTGCGCTGTTCGTACTTCTGAGCGAACGCGGGCGCCTTCGTTGCGTCGGCGCCGTCCATCGCGTGCGCACCCGGCATGCTCAAAGTGCGCTGCGTCGGGGGCGTGCGCCCATGCATCCACGCGTTGACGGCGCCGATCTCTTGCCCCTTTGCCACGCCGGGAATACCGGCCGTCTTCACGATGTATTCAGCAACCTCTTGTTCCGTGCCGTCCTTTCCGTCCATTGCCGTCTGGAAGTTGCCGATGAAGTGCGATGCACGTTCGGCCATCGCAGCACCGCGCCGAATGCTGGCCAGTACGTCGCGCGCATCCGTAACAGGTTGCAGGCCCTTCGTTGCGGCGGCGATGCCGGCCTTCACTTGAGCGGCGATAAATGCCTTGATGTCGCTCGAATCCATTGCTTCCCCTTCCGGTTTCTTGGGCTTGCCGGCGGCAGCTTCCGCTTCTTTCTTCCGCTTGGCTTCCGCCTCGTCTTCGTCGAGCACGATATCGTCGTCTTCGTCAACGTCGCTTTCGGCTTGACCCGATGCGACGACGCCAAGCGCGGCGATCTTTTCGACAACCGGTGAGACCTGTTCGAGCAATTCGCCAAGCTGTTTAAGTTCGCCGGAGTCGGCCGACTTTTCGGCGTCGGGCTTGTCTTCTTCGTCCTTGACGAATTGCATCAACCCACGAATGACGTTGCTCACCTTCTTAATTTTCGGTGCCTTCGTCACGACGGGCGTTTTCGCTGTCGGCATAATTTCATACTCCTTAGAGTCAGTTACGAAAGAAAAATCTTTTGCATCCATCGCTACGGCTATTTCGGGGCCGCTTCGCCCGTCGTTGACTGACGCAAGATGATTACCTCGCATCATGCGCTGTACATAATCATACTTGATCCCGTTGAACTCTCCCGGCTCATAATCGAAACGGCAACGATAGCCAAGTGACAATTGCCGTTTACCTGCCTCGACACGCCCCTCGTGGGTTTGCGTCCATACTTTAATGTTCGCCTTCATTTGCCCGAACCCTGCATCGGGATCAAAATAAATGCGCTCACCAATGACGCCTTCGATCGGTTTCGCCTCGGGGGGCGTGAGTGAATCGCCTTGACCGAGCATCAAATGATCGTCGATCCAAGGTAGCAACCGAAACGAATCCATACACTCCGGGTCCCTGACTTCTTCGGCAGGTCGATAGACCATGTAGAACTTGTCGGGGTCCGGGGCACCTTTGATGCGCTTGCCTAGATACGGGAAGACACCGACAGCCATAATTGGGTTGTCGTCGATCTCAAGCCAACCATTAATGTCACGCTCGCGTTCGTCCATCGCGGCATTGTTCGCGAGTGCGAGATCAATCAACGTCTTCGTCGTGCGATGAAGCGGGCCCGGCAACGCTACGATGTCAAACCATCCGAACCCCTGATGCTCATCGTTCAGACACACGGGGAATTGCGGGCAGATCGACGTGTAGGCCCGAAAGTTCTCGAACAGACCGAGCACGCGCAATGCCATGAGCGGCGCATAGCCGGTTTCTTCCAGCGTTTCGCGCCGCGCTGCTTCATCGGGTGTTTCGCCTGCCTCGATGCGACCGCCAGGCAAGCCCCATTCGCCGTTAGGGCGTTGCAGCAACAATACGCGGTTCTCCGGCGTGATAAATACGATGCCCGCCGCCGGTATCATGTCGTCGCCGTCCTTGGCCGTGCTCAACGCGATAGCGACAGCTTGGTCGTGCGGTTTCCCGGCCGCTTCTTCCGTTTTGATGTTGTGTGCGATAGCTGATTTATTATCGCCTTGTTCAAGTGGCATGGTTACTTGTCCTGATAGGTGATTCGGTAGGATGCGCCTGACGCCATGCCTCGACACGACGAGTCAGCAGGAACAGCAGCACTCACACGCTTGCGATTCGGACATTCAACGTGTGCGCATTCCACCACTGTACGCTTAGCGCATGTTGGACATTGGGGCACCGTTGTCGGTTGTTTCGTCTTCATTCGTGGTATCCCGCAGGTAGTCTGAAAACAGGTCGCATCGTGCAACGGCAATACACCGCTTGCCCCGGTATGCCGCGTTCACCCTTGTTCGGCCCGTCCAAGTGCGGCAGATAATTTTCAGCTTCGGGATCGAACGAAAATATTTTACCGTGCAAAACGTCGCGATGATATTCGCGCGGATGGTTTGAGCCCCCGCCGTGAATCCATTCGAATTCGTCCATCCCGAGCGCTTGCATGCGCCCACGGTTTAGCCCGTTGAACGCCTTGCGTGTCTGATCCATCGCGACGTTCTTCGCCCAATTGCGAACTTGCACGCCACGCTTCTCAAGCGCCGGGATCAAATCCTGTAACCCGTTGCCGCTCTGTATCGAGCGCATGACATCGCCTTGGATATTGTTCAGGTAGTCCTGGCAAACCCGTTGTTTGATGAGCGACACGTTCTCTTTGACCGTTGCATCGAGCATGTCGTGTAGCGGCCCCGTCAATATCGACGTATCGAGCGTGAGATCGCCGCTTAGCTCTTTGATCGACGTTGCAAGCTTCTTCTCGCTGTCCTTTGATACCTGTTCCGCCCATATATCGACGGTAGGCTTGGCGATGCGCCCGAACGCTTCTTCCCATTTCTTGCGCAAGCCGTTGAAGACGATTTGCACTTGGTTAGCCGGGCTCGCGTCGCCAACCATATCGTCGGGCAAGTTCTCACGTAGCGATGCGAGCACTTCGCGCTTGCACTGCGCTGTCATGCGATCGATGAGCCGCACGAGCCGATCGCCGTAGCGCGTGCCTATCGTTTCCGCGACATGCAACGGCGTGCCCTTTACGAGCGGAATCTTGAACCGTCGCACCCATTCTTCGCGTTTCTTGATAACGCGTACTTTACGGGCGGGCATAGATCAATCGTTCCGTGTCGTAAAACTATCGTCGCGATCGTTTTCGGGTTCGTCTGACGACCCCGCACCGAACATGTCAGGCGGTGTAGGGCTATCTTCAATCGTCCGTACCGGCTGACCGTTAGCATCAACATCGTTTTCCTCACGTTGTGCGGGTGTCACGCTCTGCATGCCTAGCGATTCGTCGCTGCGCGCAATCTCGTTTGCGTCAACGGCGTCGATTGCGCCCATGTCAAAGAACATCTTGAGCGTCTGTGCTTTCTTGAAGTTCGTTTCGGCACGCTCGGCTTCTGTCGGTGCATCCATAGGGTTGAACACGACCTCGACGCGCATCGAGCGGTCGCGTAGGCCCGATCGGATGACAAGCTGGTGATGCCGCTCGATCATCGGCTTGTAGTCGTTACTTTGCACGCTCTCGCATGCTTGGCTATAGATCGATTCCTCGTAATCGCCCGTGCTGTTGAACCCCGTAGGCACCGTGCCGAGTAACCGCGTAGACGGCGTGTCCGCGATCGACGAGACAAGCTGATACTGATTCATGATGGTCTTATCGAGATCGGCGAGCGATGTCTCGATCTGCTCCATGTCTTCGTCATCCTTGTCGATAACTTTGACCTGGTTGTTATCTCGGTTGTAAATCCACCATTGCAATGTTTCGTTGAACTTCGCTTTGTTGGCGAACGCTTTCGCCGCATCTACCTTGAGCACCGTTGTCCGCTTGCTCATGGCGAGCATCGGCCCTTCGTTGGCGGTGCGCTCTGCCGCATAGATGCGCTCCATTATCATTTGCGGCAATGGCACGCCACCGTAGATATAGCTCGGTTTAAGAAAGTCCGCTACCTCTTCGTTGATGAAGACAACGCAGTGCGATTTGTGAATCTTGCGTCGTCCAACAAGCCAGTACGTGGGCTCGTAGAACTTGAGCGAGAACGGGTCGCCTGCTGATTCCATGTCGAGCAACGGCGCCGTCCAATACGGGTCGATCATCTTGATGCCGCGATAGCTGTTCGGCGTAACGGCGTCGATATTGAACGGCTTCTCGTAATAGAACGGGTCCGGGCTATCAACTTTGAAGACGGCAACACGGATGCCGAACATGCGCCCCTTACGCACAAACTGTGTAAGGTTGTGCGTAAGCTTGTATACCTTGTCGTATGCGCCGATGCGCTGCGCGAACTTGGCGCTTAGCTCGTTGCCATCGTCGCCGATGATTTTGAAGCCCTTACGGATTGCATCGCGCGGCATCATTGAGCACGCTTTGTTCACGAGCCAATGTTGGCCGACGATCGCGCACATTTGCGATTGAATGAACGATTGCTGCCCATACCACATGAGCAAGTTCTCGCTCATGTTCGGCACCGCAAGACTGTCACCAAGCGTTGCCCAATCGGCGCCGTCCATTGCAAACTGTTCGCGGTACTGCTCCTCGAACTTCGGCATGGCGGCAAGCGCTTGCTGTCGGATATTCAGCATAATGACGTTCACGCGCTCAGCGCGATCATTGGGCGCTACGTCGTCATCCGCGTGCGTGCTGAAAATACCGTTTCGAATCCGGGCGATGATGCCGCTATCGTCTTTCTGTTTTCTGCGACCGAACATGTGTTGCCCCATAAAAGGAAAATCCCCTACATGATACCGCGTAGGGGATTCGGGGCAGGCTTGGGGAGTGCTAGAAGCCGATGAGTTTTTCCAACAACCCGCACGGATCAAAAATTTGCCACGCGGCGGCGGCATCGGCGGCGGCGGCGGCGGCACGGGCGGCGGCGGCGGCGGCACGGGCGGCGGCACGGGCGGCGGACG